ACGCTACAGGTTGGAGTGCAGCTACAACTAAAGTTCAGTCTACATCAGCCAACTGGGACAGTGCTTATAGTTCAGTTAATGCTAATGCCACAGGTTGGACAAATGCTACAACTAAAGTTCAGTCTACATCAGCCAACTGGGACAGTACATATAGCTCTGTAAATGCTAACGCTACAGGTTGGAGTGCAGCTACAACTAAAGTTCAGTCTACATCAGCCAACTGGGACAGTGCTTATAGTTCAGTTAATGCTAATGCCACAGGTTGGACAAATGCTACAACTAAAGTTCAGTCTACTTCAGCTAACTGGGATACAGCTTATAACTTTGCTACAAGTGCAATGAATATTGCTATTACCTACACAGCCGTGATAGGTGATGGGTCTAGTTCCTCTTACACAATTACACATGGTTTAAGCTCTCAAGACCTTTTAGTACAATGCTATAATGCTTCTTCTGGAGCTCAAGTGTTGCCTTCTGTTACAGTTATTACAGACACTCAAGTAACTGTAGGATTTAACACTCCTCCATCTAGCAGTTCTGTTAAAGTAGTTGTGTTTGCTGCTAAAAACAATATTCCAAATAATTTGGTAATTCAAAATGGAGTATCTACAGTTGCTGGAAGAAGTGGTAGTGTGTCATTGTCTGGTTCTGATGTTACCACAAAAGTAACTACCTTAAACAGCAATACAACATTAGGTTTAACTCACTTAAATAGTATTATTAAATTAAATTCAACCTCTTCTGGGTTTACAATAACTATACCTCCTTATAGCAGTGAGGCGTTTGCTACTGGTACACAAATTGCTTTAGCAAAAACCGGTGCTAATAACGTAGTTATAGCTGCTGGTGCTGGTGTAACATTAATATCTGCTGGTAGTAAATTTACCTTAGCAGATGCAGGTGCTACAGCTGCATTGTTAAAAACAGACACAAACGAGTGGATATTAAGTGGTAATTTAACTGCTTAATTGATTCTTTAAACCTAAATAATATTATGTTATTAAGTATAATAGGAGCCATAGCTTCTGGACTAGCATCTGGAATAGCTTCAATCATAGGAAAATATTGGTTTTCTACAGTTAATACCAGCTGGTATCCCCTCTCCAGCTGGTATTCAGATGCTGGAAAGGCTACTCAAGCTACCGCTTTACCAAACGGTAGCACAGACGTTATCATATTAAGTGGTGGATTAATACCTTATGTGAATTTGGATAATCTGGGGTGGGTTCAACCACTCAGTATAGACGCAAGTGGAATTGGTATAACTTTTTATTCCAATTTATCTGCCTCGGTAACTTGTACTCTGTCTGGGTCTCCTATTACTTTTACTGGCAATTCGCAATTTGGAGCATAATATACTAAAATTTTTATATGAGTGAATTAATCGGATCGGCATTCTTTCAAGATAATACATCTAATTCTGGAACAGTATCTAATGCAACTTTTTCAGACACAGCTTCTAATAGTGGAGCAGTAACAACCGCTGCATTTGAAGGCAATGCTTCTAACTCTGGGACAATTTTACAGGCTGCAACCTTTTCTGGTAGCTCTACCAACAGTGGTGCGGTGAGTGGTTCTGTTGTTTTTAGTGGTAGTGCAGTTAATGTTGGAATTGTAGAACAGGCTGTGTTTTTGGACGGTGCAGCTAACACTGGCACAATATCTTTATCTGCATCATTTTTTGGTAGCTCTTCAAATACCGGAACGATTGCTGGAGACGCAGTTTTTGCTGATACCACATCTAATTCCGGAACAGTACAGGGTAGTGCTCAAGTTGCAGAAACTGCATCTAATACCGGTACTGTAGACGGTTCTGTGACAACATACGTACAACCAGATGGTGCATGGGCAAACGGATATTTTTACTCTGGAAACAAAACTGGACCTTACAATTATAATACCGTTGCTTATGAAGTACAGGGTCTTGTTAACGTTTGGTATGTGTATGATTATTACGGAAACGGTTCTTTAGCAAATGGAGTATATAATGACGGTACATCTGATTTTGTTTTTGTAAACGGAATTAAAACAGTTGCATATGAAATACCAGCAACTTTCTATTTAGATTCTTCAACAGCTTCTAGGACCGTAGAAGTAGTTGGAAGTGGTGTAAGCATGCTAGACCTTGGCAACGGTGTTAAGGCAGCTTCGTTTGATGGAGGTAGTTACTTAAGGATACAAGATTCTTCAGCATTTAATTTTGGCAGTGGCAATTTTACAGTAGAATTTTTCTTCCGTAGAAACCAGATGACATCTGGAGGAGAAGAAACTATAGTATCCACCGCATATCCAGTTGATGGTAGCGGTATATGGTTGGGTTTAGGATTTTATGGTGTGGGCAGTCTTGGACTTTATGCAGGTGGTGGAGGATGGGCGTTCGGCTATGGTCTCTTAAATCTGTTCGCAGCCAATTCTTGGATACATGCGGCATTGACTCGAGTGGGTAATCAGTTTAGAATGTATCACAACGGTATGTTAGTATGGACCCAAGAGAATGGTGTGACTTTAAATAATGCCAATAATCAGATACTAATAGGTGGAAGAGGTGGCCAATTTTTCACTGGTGATTTAGCAGGTCTTAGAATTGTAAAGGGCACTGCTTTATATACAGGTAGTACATATACAGTGCCTACAACATTATTAACTAATGTAAGCAATACAGAATTGTTATTAAACTTCGGTGCAGTAAACGTTCCAACAGTTGGTAGTTTAAGTGGAGCCTATTCTCTGGGTTATGCTATTAACAATTTTATAGACTCAACTTATACAAATAGTACTCCTCAACAAGCACAAGATGACAGCTTATATTACACCTATGCTTCTGGTATAGGAACTTTAGCTAATAACACAGCCCCGATACAAATCTCTGGTGTGTATTATACTTTTGTCTATGGAGCAACTGCTGTTGCAGAGGGAGTATACTCTAATGGAGCTTATGTAGCCGGAGCAGTTGACACTGGTGGTACATATGATTCTGCAATACCAGTAATAGTTCAGGATAATGCACATTATTACACCTTTGCTTCTGGCATAGCTACTTTAGCAGATGGAGCTTATAGTAACTATTATTTTGATGCTAATGGAGATATAGATACTGGTGGTGTGTATAATACAAGCCTTCCTACACAAGCTCAAGATGACGGTCTTTACTACACCTATGCTAACGGACCGGCTTCCCAGGTAGGCTTGTATTTTAGTTACTACAGCAATGGTGTGTATAGTGCTGGTGTTAAATTTGATGCTTCTAATGCAGCATCAAGTCCAGTACCAGTAACTGTAACTGCTCCAGTACAAGCCGGTGATACATTCCATTATTACACCTATCTATACGGAGGAGCTACTTTAGCAGTTGGGGCATTTAGTAATGGTTATTATGATGCTAATGGCGACCTAGACACCACATATAACAACGGAGCACCGGCTGTGGCTGAAGATAGTTTATATTACACCTACGCTTCTGGTGTAGCAACAGCAGCTGAGGGTATATACAGTAACGGTGCTTATGTAGCTGGGGCAGTTGACACAGGTGGTACGTATGATTCAACAACACCAGCTGTGGCAGAAAATAGTTTATATTACACTTATGCTTCAGGTGTAGCAACTGCTGCTGAAGGTAGATATTCTACCGGTGCTTATGTGGCTGGCGCAGTTGACACGGGAGGTACATATGATGGTATAGGAACAGCTCAAGATGATAGTGTATCTTACTCCTACACAGCCGGTGTAGTAGGTCCCACATTATACTCTCAAATAGGTGGTAGTTACTATTCAGCAGATGAAACCTTGGTAAGTGGAACATCGATATTAAGAAATGTGGATAATTCTTTAGCCTCAAGTGTATCGGGTACCTATAATAATAGTGGAACATTTAGTTTTGGTACCGGCAACGCCACAGTAAATCAACCTTGGGTAACAGATGCAAGTGGAGTAATTACATGGTATGAAAATTCTGTTTCGATATTAGGTACCAACGGTGCTTCTTTTTATACTGGTACACTCACTTCTGGAACTACAGTTTTAGTTAGTGGTAATTTGACTTTGTGGGCTAATGAATTTGGAGTATTTGATCTTGGAGGCACTGCTTATGAATACACCACAGACAGTGCTGGTGTAGTTACTTATACAATATTGGCTGACGGAAATTATAGCTTCGGCTCATACTCATCCGGTTCTCTAGATACCACATACAATAGTTCAACACCAGTAACCGTAGAGGACAATGCTCATTATTATACCTTTACTTCCGGTGTAGCAGAGTTGGCTGTTGGAGCTTACAGCGATGGTTATTATGATGCCAATGGTGACCCAGACACCACATATGACAATGCAGTACCACAAATGGCCGAAAACAACCTTTATTACACATACGCAGATGGGGTAGCAGCAGCTGCAGAAGGCAGATACTCCAACGGAGCTTATGTAGCTGGAGCAGTTGACACTGGTGGTACCTATGACGGAACTGGTACTGCTCAAGATGATAGTCAAACCTATACCTATAGTAGTGGAGCTATTGTGTAAATATAGTATATGAGAATTGTTATACAATCAGAAATAGCCGTAGAATTAAAAGAGATTAAAATCTTGGCTGTACGGGATTTGTTTGAAGAGAAAAAAATTGTTGCACGCATAGACGGTTTGCCTAAAGCAGTCGTCTTGTGGTCAGGTGCTGATTATGATTCTTATGAAGCTAAAGAATGGACAAATACTTCGGCTTTAGAAAGAGCTAAACAAAGATTAGCGTTGAATCCGGTTCCTTTTGATCTATAATTTAATAAAGGGCTCGTAATGGTTTCGACAGAATGTTGAAGCTAAAACGGCATGCCGAGGAAGTCTAGTTGGCCTCGTTAAAAACTCTGGACAAAACATAAAAGCAGAAGATAACACTGATGCGCTCTTAGCAGAAGCAAACTACATCATCAACCATGTTGATGAGTTCCTCACAGAGGACGAGTACGAGCTCGCAGCCTAAGAAACGGAAGTGGAGCTTACTAAAGCTTCCGTAACTCGCAGTAAGTTGAGGTAAGATCGTGAAGCCTCGTTAAAACAAGTCGAGAGTAGCTGGTAGACTTCGCGCCAGCAGGCAGACTAAAAAAGAGAGGTAGGTATACCCAAGCAGCCTGTAGTCATCAAATGCTAAAAAATCCTAAGCATGTAGACGGTTTAGCGTAGGTATTCTGGACAGGGGTTCAACTCCCCTCGGGTCCACTTTATTTTTTTAATTGAATATACACCTCGCCATAAGCTTCTAATTCTCCCATGAGGTGTTGAAATTTTTGCTGAGAAAGATTGGTCCAGTCTTTAAGATCTTTCATAATAGAATCAGCCTTAGCTTTAATTAATTTTAAAGCATCTTCTTTCTCACATACAGACAAGGCATAAGAATACGGCTTTTCCTTTGCAGCAAAATGTACCGCAGACAAGAGAGCTAGCCCTCCTTTGGCTTCAGATTTTTTACGAATATCATCAGCACCCTTTTTTCTTTTATTAATAAATTCTTCTGACTCTACTGGTTGCTTAGCTTTTATTTTTAATGATTCATTAATAGCTTCAGTAAAAAGGGTTTCAAAGTCTTTCATATTACTTTACTTAGTCTAATATAGTGTAAATATAAGATATGCCCAGCAATCATTACTTTTGGAAACGAGCACAAAACCAACAGCCAAGAAAGCCTTCACTGTCTGAGATATATTCTACTATCTTGGAGAGTCAGCGTGTTGCTATTTTTTCACAAGATGTTCAGGATCCCAGTGTTCCACCAGAACAGCCAAGTAGCAATGCTAAAATGCTTGGTATAGTTTCTAAGGATTACGCAAACAGAATAGAAAGAGACTCACAACTTAGTGGACCAGAAGAAGTCTCTTCAGAAGGGGGTAAGAAGAAAAGTTTACTACAAGCTGTTGTAGAAGATAAAATTGGAATATCTTCTCCCAATTTTGTGCGTAACATCTCATCTACCTTAAGAAGTATAATGGTTGATTCTGGTTACCCACATATCGGAAAATTGCTAAGACAAATTTTAAGTGGAAACGGAATTTTTTCTATATTTGACTCCACTGAATACAACGCTATTCAAACACTTATTGATCGATTGCCTCCAGAATTAAAAAATGAACATTTACAAGGCATGTTATTACGAATATTTGAAAACACCACCAAATTTGGATCTACCAATGTTGGTCCTGGAGAATTATTCTTCAGTTTATTCACAGATGCTAAAGTTTCTGGTGCGTCTGCTGGAAAAAATAAATCAGGAGACTTAGAAGTCGGGGATTTAAATGTGGAGGTCAAATCTACTGATGCTCGTTATGGTGGTGATCGTTATTGTTTAGCCGCTTTTGAAAATATACAAAAAGCTTTGAAAGGGGTTTATAAATCGGGAAGAAGCGTTGCTAAAGATAGACAGCTTGCTGCTGAAAGATTGCTATTAGAACTAAAACATTTTAAAGAGGATAATAGACTTACTCCGACTGAAAAATTCCAAAAGTTTATAGAATATTATACCAATTATATTCCATCTCTACATCGCCAAAACAGAGGACCCTTTCAAACTGTTTTGACCAAAATTCAAAGAGGATTAAAAGATAGTTTTTCTTCTGCTACTTTTGACACAATGGTAAAGAGTGATTTTCAAGTAATGCTTGGCGGAAGAAAGGGGGGCGTTCCCCTGTATTCTTTAATGTATAATGTAATAGGATCTTTAAAGAAACTTCAAACAGAAGAAGAAAATAGCTCTGCGGTATTAAAATTTGATAGTAGGTTGGATAATGTTTTGGCAAGTGCCTTTGAATCTATTAAAGAAAGTAAACCAAATATTGATCACGAAGAACTTATAGATTTAATATTATTTGTTAATAACTATAATCCACGTACCTTGGAACAAAGAAGTGGATACAATATCAAAGAAGATTTAAAACAAACTCTAGGACAAAATGTTGGAAATATTTTGAATTTGTCTTTACAACAAATAGAAACTTTAATAGGTGCTATGCATTTAACAAGTTATACCAACTATACCAAATATGACAAATTAATGATGCTTAATAAGCTTTCTGGATCCGTATTTATAGTAGATGCTCCCAACACCCTTAAAGAAGGCTTAGCAGTTTGTAGTAATCCCAACATTAAAATAGAAGCTATTATAGACAACCCTCAAAGCAAGACTGCGGTTGGCTTTTCGGCTATGATTAGTTATACGAAATAGCTTGCGGGAAATTTAAAAATAAAATATAATGAGTCATGGCTTATATTGCTATGACTAACTATCAGGGTCAGATCTTTAAGGACATGACCATATCCGGTCCAGCTGGTGCACATATATTTGACCAGGAGACTCAAGAATGTATTGTTTTAAAGGAAAAAACAATATTCCGAACTACGGGTAATAATCGTTTGGGCATTGGACGATATCGTATTAATATGATTAACGTCAATACAGGGCAAAAGGTGTATTGTAACAATTATATGATGGACGATGAAAATCGTAAGGGGCATAAGGTATGGACTCTAGAGGAGGAACCCTATACTCCAGAAATGATTTATCAAAAATATGGTTGGAAGGTGGGAGAAGATCATCGGCGCATTAAAAAATACAAGCTTACAGGCCGTAAACGGACTCTTAAATTTGCCAAGGAATTAAGGGATCTTGGACGACATAATGATGCTGATCGCATTATTAGAGAGATGGAACAAACCGTGGCAGCTGGAAAAAGGTATATGATCTATCGCAAAGATCTTGATCTTCCCCCAATTGTTTAATATTATATAACCATGATTGTGATTTGTACTTCTTGTTGTTCTGATATTGAGGAAGAGCGTTTGGAAGCGTTGCCAGATACTACTGTATGTAGTTGCTGTGCTCAAAAGGGTATTGGTCAGAAACCTGTTGCTAAGGGAGTTATGGTTTTTGGACATAAGACTGCCGGTGCTATTCAGATTCTTTCTCAGGAAACCTATAAGCAATGGAAAAAGTATAATCCGTATGGAAGATATACAGGTCGAGGTTCTGGAGTTCATCGTATGATGAGTAGCTCGGAACGCTAAAGGTTGTTTCTTTATTTTAGCCCTCTTTGTGTAATTAGTTACATGAAGAGGGCTTTATTATTGCTGTTTATATTATTAATGAGTGGGTGCAGATTGTCTTCACCCACAAAATATTCTGAGAAAGCTTCTCAGGTGGTGTATGCTACTAAAGATTCTATAGACGCAGCTCGTATAGATTTAGCTAAAGAATATGCAGATCAATCTGTCCGGTTGATTACTCCACCCCAAGAACGAATAGTTATAACGGCTATCCAAAAACCTTCTAAGGATGGTAAAAGTAAAAGTAGGGTAGTTATTATTCCACCAGAATTAGGAAACCAAGAAGTTATAACAGTCGGTTCAGAAGAATATAAACAATTAAAACAAATAGTGGTTATAGCTGATCAATTAAAAATTGATTATAAAAATTTACAGGAAGCCAAGGAAGCTGTCGATGAAGAGCTTCGTAAAGAAAGAGAACGGGTAACTCAATTAGAAACAGATTTAACCCAAGCCCAAAAAAATATAAAAGAGCTGTCTGGTGATTTGTGGAAACGAAATTGTATAATTTTAATTTTAGGAGGAATAATAGTTCTTTACATATATGCTAAAATTAAAGGACTATTTCTTTTACCCATTTAATATTATGATAGATTTTATTTTAGATTTTCCGTTTCGATATCCACGATTTACTTTTTTTGTTTTGGGATTTGTGCTAGGATATACATATAAATAATTTATATGGATAAACCGAAACGTAGTATACACCAGAAAGAAAGATTTTTAGAAGGTAACCGACAAAAGTGGTTGGTTATTTTTTTATTTGCTGGGTGTGTGGTTTTGTTTTTTGATGCTATAAACAAAATTCATAATGTAGATAGTTATCTTACATTTTTAACATTTTTAAGTGGTTCTTTTATTTTAGGTTATTCTGGAACAGAAACCATGAAATTGTTTCGGGTTACTTCCAATAGAGAAGTAGTAGACGAAAGATACACAGAAGATGTTAAGATAGAAGAAAATATTAATGAAACAAGCTATTCAGAATCTGTGCAAACTATTATTTTAAAAGAACCTTTAACTCATAATGCCAAGGAGGAAGATTATAAATTATGAGAGAACCTTCACCAGATACATTAAAGCTATTGTTAGATTATGAAGTAGGTGGGGGAAAGTCTTATTATGATAAAAAGCTTTCTCGTTTTACATGGCCTAAAGGCTTTAGTGGCCCCACCATAGGTATTGGCATAGACACAGCTTATTATACTACTAATGAATTGGCTGATATATTTGATTTCTTGCCTTCGGAACAAATTAAATTAATACAAGGCGCAGTGGGCAAAACAGGTAATGCTGGGGCTGAATATACTTTAAAGCTTCAAAAGGCGGGTATAATAGTTCCATGGGATAAGGCTTTAGAAATATTTAAAGAATTAACATGGACAAAATTTTCTCGTTTAGCAGAGCAAGCTTTCCCGGGCTTATATCAATGGGAAGATGATGCTTATGGGGGTATAGTTAGTTTAGTATTTAATAGAGGCACTTCTATGACCGGAAGCTCTCGATTAGAAATGCGTAATATACGTCGGTTTGTTCCTAATAAATCTTATAAAGAAGTCGCTGCTGAGATTCGTAAAATGAAAAGACTATGGGAAGGCAAAGGTTTAGACGGTCTATTAAAAAGAAGAGAAGCAGAAGCTAGATTGATAGAAAAGTGTATATGATTCCTGGAGTAATTAAAGAAAGAGATCCTAATTTAATTTCTTTAGAAAAAAATATATTTTCGTCTTTAAAGGAAATATCAGAAGAAGACGATAGGGAAAAAAACATTTTATCAACAGCAACCCAAAATATTTGTCAGATAACAACTTTATCTCCCGAAGAGGCAATAAAAGAGTTGCTTCTTATGCATAGGCAAAATAAAATGTAGCATGGTTTCTACGCCAATTTTTAAAATTAACGAAGCACTCAAGGAAGATATGGTAAATTATTTTGGTGCAACCAAAGCCAAAACAATATATAGAGAAAAGGGAGCTTTCTTAATAGATGAACCCTTTTTAGAAACTGAAATTTTTTGGGGTTCTTATAATATTTTTAAAGATGGTAATAGTGACATTGTAAATGAAATGTCTGATCTTCTCTTTGATACCTCTCAAGAAATTAAAAAATTAGGCGGGTTGATGACAGAACCACATTTAGAAATTTATAAATTGGCTCCAGTTATGGTGTGGGGAATTTTTGGACCTAAAGCTTAGACTTAAAAAAACTTTGAAAGCTTTCTACTAAAGGTAACCCCATAGCTTCACGAGTTGTTTGGAATAATGTTTTACCATTAACTGTAATTTCATCCGAGATACCAGTTGCTTGATAGAACCCTTCTTTGTTATTTTCTTTGGCAAAATTTCTAGCCAACGTACCTGAAATACCAGCTAAAGAAGATAGACCCGCACTTGCGTCTCTTGCACCACTGCTTTCAAAATTTAAAGCCACAATTTCTCTATCATCAGCTTTACGTATGTCAGCTCTGTTCCAGCTTGTAAGAAGACCCTTCATGTTTTCTTCGTCTTTACCCGTCAAACGATCGTCTCCAGCTACAAATGTCATATTTCTAAACCCAAGATTATATAAATATTTTGCAGCAGACAATACAGTTGAAACTGGCTGAGCTACAATATAAGAAGCAAATTTTGGATATATCTTTTTAATAAATTCTCTTTTTGTGTCTACATCTAATGGATCTGTCTTTTTATTATTAGAGCTGGAAAGAAAAATAAATGTATTACGCCCACCAATCTCAACTGTCTTTTGCATTAACAATTCATGACCAATGGTGGGGGGGTTCATCCGGCCAAAACAAAAAGCTGCTAAAGGCATTTGTCTTTTTGCATCTAATGTTTGTAAATCTTGAGGAGAATCTTTTCTTTTTTCAAAATTAGCTTTACTAAAAACCAAGCGATCAATTAGTTTAAGTTTGTTTTTACCACTTCCAAAGACATACCCCTCATGTGAATCTACTTCACCTACTCGAGCTTGAATAGGTAAACCAGTTTGTTGAAGGTCTATTTGTTTTTTGATATTAAGTTTAAGGTCAGTTAAGCTAGCCCAAATAGCCCACATACCATATAAACCAGGAGCACCTTCTTTGTAAAGCCATCCGTCTTTATTAGTTCCTAAAAGTTTTTCTGCAGCTGCTGGAGTTAACTTTCTTTCCAAATATTCTAAAAATCTAGGAATAATGTTATTAGCTATATCACCCTGCTCCAACATGGCAGTGATAAAAGTCGTCATCTTATCCAGCAAACCCTTAGCTTTATTTTCTGTAAGATAATCTAAAAACTTTTGCACTTCGCCTTTATAATCTGCTATAGTTTTCTTAGTAGCTTCAACTAAGCTTGGAGGTAAAGTCACCACGGGCTCATCTAACAATTCACCAGTTAAAAGAGTTATACCTTCATTGGGATTTAAACCTTTTAAACCCTTTAATGGTTGATCTTCTCCACCAAAACTAGGTATAAAAGTGTGTACAGCTATTCCACCCACACTGCGAGAAATATCTCTACCAGTCTCTGAATCTATTTTAACTTTATATCTTACTGTGTTGGGTTCAAACACATAATAACCATCTTCTACTGAAGGCATGCCAGCCCACATAAGATCGCCGAAATAAAATTGATTTTCTATTTGAGGTGTAGCCCTTTTAAGAACCGGAACCAACAGAGACTCAGCTTGCCATAAACTAGAACGATTAGATCCTCTAGCTTCGTCATAATCTTTAATGGTGGTAAAATTTATTTTACCTTTAACCATTTTATCATACATGTGTTTGTCTACAAATAAAAATTGACCATTAGGATTTTGTTTATTAGGCAATTCTTTCCATCCAAAAATTAAAGCTGGAAACCCATCCCATTTTAAAGAAATAGTTCTACCACTTTTTGCTAGAGAAGAAATTTCTTTAAAAGCCTTTAAAGCTCCTTCTATTCCTCCCTTTAAAATACTATCTTCTAAATGCTCAATGCCTTCTATTAACAAGTCTGAAGAATTTGTAGAAACACTTTCATTTTGTTGTTGGAAAAATTGTTTAATAGCAGTCCACTTTTCTGGTTGATTAATTAATTTATTTTTGATTCCAGTCTTGCTGGCTAAATCTACGGCAGTTGCGTCTGGGCCTAATAAAATTTTAGCTATTTCATTTTTAGAACCAGCCACTACTTTATTGGTATCACGATCTACTAAACCTCTGTCTGGGCTAAATTGTAGATTGCCCTTTTCTTCACCTGATTTTGGATCTACAAATGTTGTAGAACTGGCTAGTTTAGCTAAAAGAGGATATAAGTTTAACCAAAGGTCGCCTCCTCTCATGCCTGGATCTTTTGTAAAGTCGTGTGTGTGTAGTTCCCAAGAAGAACGGGCTCTTGTAATTAAGTCTACAGAATAATTTTTACCATTAGCAGAATATTTTAAAGTTAAAGAACCCGGAGTTGTTTCATACCCGTTCTCTGTCATATATTTGGCTAATTCTCTTTTACTGGCTTTTAATTGCATCTCTTCCGGGCTTCCAGAAGGCTTACTAAATTTTTTACCAGCATTAACGGCTTCAGCTTTAATTTCAGACAAATACTCATTAACATCTTTAGGAAATTTTTCTACCAATTGAGAAGGATCCACCAAAATGTCTATATCACCAGAATCATCTCGACCGCCACCACCATATGGATGTTCTGGATCAAAACTACCAGCACCACCAGCTGCCCAATAAGAATCTAATCCCATTTGATCTAATAAAGGCTTGAGGGTGCTTTTAGCTGTTAAAAAATCTTCTTTTTTAATTCTAGAAAGCTCTGTTCCAGCTTTGGATAAGATTTTACCACCCTCTGTAAAAAATTGTTTAAAATTCATATATCTATTTATTTATATCTAAGCAGAATAAGTAAATATGTATATGCCATATAAAATTAAAAAATCAGGATCTGGTTATAAAGTTTGTAAAAAAGCTGGGTCTAAATGCTTTAGTAAAAAGCCTCTTTCTAAAAAAAGAGCTAAAGCTCAAATGGCTGCTATCCAAATCAATGCTCGGGAATCTTATAATTTGTTTGAATCTTTAATAGTTTCTGCTCTTTATGAATAATAAAAATTATAAAAATTGCGGTTTCAGACACGGCATAGTTAGAACTCGTAATCATCCGGTATTAAAATTTGGACAAGTAGTTTCTATTATAGAAGAAACAGAAGATTTGTATAGAGTCAAATTGCATCCTAATTCACAAGCTGAAATTATATCTAAAGAAGATTTATTAATAAATAAATAAAATGAAAAATTTTAAAGACAAAACATTTGACACTAGTTTTCTAAATTTTTATAAAAGCAAACCAGAAGGAATGCAATTATTAAAAAATGTACCTATAACAGAAAATTTAAAATATCATTTAGATAAACATTTGGCTTTATCAGATTGTGTTTTTAGAATTTATTCAGAAGGGTTTTTTGCTTTATTAGAAGAAGTAAGAAGTCTTTATGAACAAGATCTTTTAGCAGTTAATGATGAAGATGCTGAAATGATTGAATCGGACTTAGGTAAAATAGCAGTGTTTGAAGGCAGAAATGTTTTTTTAGATGCTCCTTTATATCTAGAAGAAGATCTTGTATTAGAAGCTAAAACTAAACCTAAATCAAAAAAACAAGGTAAACATCGTTTAGGATCACCTTTTAGAACCCCAGGCGGTCCTAAAAAATTTGCAGTATACGTAAAAGCTAAAAACGGTAATGTTAAAAAAGTTACCTTTGGAGATCCCAACATGAGGGTTCGTAATGCTAATAAAGCTAGAGCAAAGTCTTTTAGGGCTAGACACAAATGTTCTGAAAAGAAAGATCGCACCACAGCTGGATACTGGAGTTGCCGAGTGTCTAGATACGGTAAACAATTGGGATTAAAATCTAAAAGAGTATGGTAGAAGGTTTACCCTTTGAACAACAAAAAATTTCTGAAAAAGAATTTATACGTCTTTTTTCAGAAGACGTTGAAGAAGAAGAACTTAAATGGCATTTTGATGACGAAGATCGGTGGATAGAAGTATTAGAATCTACCGATTGGCTTTTTCAAATGGACAATGAATTGCCTAAACCTTTTAAAGGTAAAATGTTTATACCAGCCGGAGCTTATCACCGAGTAATAAAAGGTTCTAAAGATTTCAAGGTGAAAATAACTTTACCTTGATTTAAAATCTGATATGGATAAACATATCACCAAGCTTATTACTCAATCAGCTATACGTAACGTAGTCATTGGGTTGGGAGCTACTATTACACACGATTATCGCAAAAGAGATTTAACAGTCATTTGTTTGTTAGATGGAAGCTTGGTTTTTACCGCTAACCTTTTATTACAAATTAAAATTCCAGTTAATCTTTATTCTATTAAAGTTACTAGCTACGAAGGCACACAAAGCACTGGTGATGTAAAATATAATGTTAAAGACTTACAATTTTGTAAAGGTAAAGATATTCTTTTGATAGATGACATTTTAGACTCTGGTCTTACTCTGTCTACGGTTGTCAATGATGTTAAAAAGGCAGGAGCGGTTTCTGTAAGAACCTGTGTACTCTTGAACAAACAAATAGAAAAAGCCATTGAAGTAGAACCAGACTATAAAGGATTTGATATTGAAAACGAATTTGTGGTTGGATTTGGTATGGACTATAATGGATTATATCGCAATCTTCCTTACATTGGAGTTTTAAAAGGGTAAATAAATATATGAATTTTGACAAATTAGTTAACCAACTTTTAAAAGAAAACCAAGAAAACTCAGAACCCTGGGATCCGTACAAACATTTGTACGCCCAGCACAGAGCCGGTGGAAATATTACGGGTGCTGATATGCAATTATTAATTAATCATGTTAAAACGATAGATGATGTAAAAGCTGGAAGAATAAATGATGTGGCAGGCAGAAACCCAGAAGAAATTAAACCAATTCCAGATGACATAAGAGAAATAGCTAAGGGATATGAAAATGACCCGAAACTTAAAGAACATCAAGACAAAATGGCTGGATATGATCGTCAAATAGAATATGACAAAGCAATGAGGCGCGCGCGTTACATTCGCAGGAATAGTTAAAAACATTTGAATTTCCCACAAATGTCATATAATATAAAAATATGACAAGATGGATTCTTAAAAGACATTCTGTGCTAGTTCTTAATAGAAACTGGCAAGCTATAAATGTTAAAACTCCTTTAGAAGCATTGTCTATGATGTTTTCAGATGATGCTACTGGGTTACAAATTTTAGGATTAGATAATATGGTTCCTTTAAAATGGAATGATTGGGTAAATCTTCCACATAATGATTCAGAGGAATATGTTCATACAGTGCGAGGCGATATTAGAATTCCTAAAATAATCATCTTAAGTAATTTTGATAAGGTTCCTAAAAAACGCCCCAAGTTTACTTCCAAAAATTTATGGCAACGAGATGAAGGTATTTGTCAGTATACAGGCAGAAAATTAAAACCCAATGAAGGTAATATAGATCACGTATTGCCAAAATCTCGAGGTGGAAGATCTACTTGGACCAACTGTGTTTTATCTCACAAAGATGTTAATGCTGAAAAGGGTAATCGAACTCCTTCTGAAGCCGGGTTGAGACTTATTCGTCAACCCAAAGAACCTCAATCTTTGCCTACTACCTTTTATATTGAAAATAGATTCAATATAAAAGAATGGGATGCGTTTCTTTTCAAAGAACAATATGCCTAGACTAAGCTGGGAGAAATATGCTTTGAGCATAGCCGAAGTGGCGGCTTTAAGATCAGAAGATCCCTATCAACAAGTAGGGGCGTGTGCTCTAGATCATAACAATAGAGTTATAGGAGTTGCTTATAACGGACTGGCTCAAGGGGTTAATGTAACAGAAGAATTTTGGGCTGATAGAGATAAACGCAGACCGTTCATGATTCATGCAGAAGCTAATCTTCTATCTTTATTTGAGCGTAATCGTTGTAAACTTTTAGCTTGTACCTTGCTCCCGTGTTCATCTTGTGCTTCTTTAATAGCTGCACATGGTATTAAAAAAGTTGTATATAAAGATGTTTATAAAAGAGATACTTCAGCTATTAACATATTAAATTTTTATGGAATTGAAGTCAAACAATTATAAATATAGTTATGAATACATACGATGCATACGTTTTTGAATTGTTAGAAGCCCATAAAGTTGATAAAAAAGATAAAGATAAAAAAGATAAAGGTGAAAAGGAACCAGGCTTTGATGCTAAGAAGGCAGATGTTAATAAAGACGGTAAGATAGAACCTTGGGAAAGAAAAAGAGCAGAAGCCATTGCAAAATCTATGGCTAAAAAAGGTAAAAAATAACTAAGTATTAACGTGAAGAGCGTTAATCTAAATTCTGAAAAATTTGGGCAAATGGCTGAGTCATTTGCCCGTTTTTTTGGTACACCTAAATTTATTGTAGGTCAAACCATATTTGTTTTACTCTGGGTAATATATAATATAATATCCAATCATCCCTTTGACATCTATCCGTTTATTTTATTAAATCTAGCCTTCAGTACACAAGCTGCTTATGCTGCTCCACTTATTCTGTTGGCTCAAAGCAGACAAGCAGATAGAGACAGGCAATGGGCTGCTGCTGATGCTTTACACCGGCAAAGTGTAACTACAGCTACTGAAAAAAGACAAAAAGCAGCAGCGGACATAGATAGAAAAATTGTTAAGCTTATACAAGAACAAGCTAAACAAAACGAATTAATTTTGCAATTGTCTAAAAGAATAGAACCTCTTATAGAAGAGGTTCATAAACATGTGACAAAAGGAAATTAAAGTTCCATTCCTTCAAAATCACTCATATCTACCTGAGTGTCTCTGGCTCCAATTTTATACGAGGAAATCTCTGTTCAAAGATTTTCTTATAACCCAAAGAAGATAATCTGTTGTTGGCTAACCATTCTACATAACCGTGTAAAATGTCTGCGTTAAGTCCAAGCAAGCTACCCTGCGAGAACAAATAATCTGCCCAACGTTTTTCTTGTGTTACAGCTAAAGTATAAGCGTCATACACTTTTTGTTCGTTAGCTTTTACTATATCTTGAAATCCTTCATCAGGATTATCTCTCAAATAAGAAAGTACATTGTGAGATATCGCAACATGAAGATTTTCATCTCGTGCTATTAACTTAATAATTTTACCGTTACCTTCCATCTTTCCGCGAGCTGCAAAGAAGAAACTGCACACAAAGGATGTGTAGAAAGATAAACCTTCGGTAATTTGTGTGGCTAAAAGAGCATTAAAGATTTTTGTCTTGATGTCTTTAGGTTCTCCATAGAAAGCATCATATTCTTTTTTAATCTCTTCTGCTCTTCTTACAATTTCTGTGTCTTCTAGAATTGAATCCCAAAATATAGATTCATCTGAATATACATTTTTAAGAATATGAGAATATGAACGACTGTGAATATTAGATTCAAAGAATGCCCACACATTCATAGCTGCTTCTAATTCTGGGTTGGTAACATATTCTGCTACCTTGAACAAGCTACGAGATAACATAGAATCTGTCATAGTTTGCCATTTGAGATTTGTATCAAAAACAAATCGCTCGGCTTCAGACAATTCTAAATAATCATTACGATCTTTTACCAAAGACACTTCTTTAGGAGACCAAAAGAATTCTTCCATTTCTTCTGCCAATTGATAAAGCTTAGGATATTTAAGCTTATCATAACGCTGAAGAGCCAATGGCTCTCCAAGAAACAATGGCTGTTGGCGTGTGTCTATGTTTTTAATGTTTAAAACAGTGCTCATG